CTTTGCCGCTCTCATCCTGACACACGGACGGCCTGACAACGTAATCACGGAGCGCACTCTGAGGAGACAGGGCTATACGGGACGCATCGTCTTTGTCCTTGATGACGAAGACAAGACCGCAGACCTATATCGCAAGAACTTCGGCTCGGATGCCGTGAGGGTCTTCTGCAAGCAAAGATATTTTGATGAGTTCGACACCTTTGACAATGACGGCTCTCGGTCTGTGATCTTTGCCGCCAGAAACGCTGCATTTGACATCGCATCCGATCTCGGCCTGACTTACTTTCTGGAACTTGATGACGATTACACATCTTTCCAATATCGTCACCTGAAAGACAGAAAGCTCGGCGTGATCGAATTCACCGATCTGGATGCTGTATTCGATGCGTACCTTGATTTTCTGGACACAAGTAAAGCTAAGAGCGTTGCATTCGCTCAAGGTGGCGACTTCATCGGTGGCGCTCAATGCCCGAACATTTATAAAGGTCTGCTCCGCAAGGCGATGAATTCTTTCTTCTGCCGCACGGACAACCGCTTTGCTTTCTCGGGTCGCATCAATGAGGATGTGAACACATACACGATGCTGAGCAATCGAGGGGATCTGTTCTTCTCGACAGCCCGATCCATGCTGACCCAGAAGCAGACACAGTCGCAGTCTGGCGGCATGACGGAAGCCTACTTGGACAGCGGCACATATTTGAAAACCTTCTATAGCGTGATTTGCTCTCCGCAAGCAGTCAAGATCGCAACGATGGGCGACACGCACAAGCGCATCCATCACCACATCAATTGGAATGCTTGCGCACCGAAAATCCTGAATGAGAAGTATCGAAAGGTCTGATCATGGAAACGAAACCGAAAATCGAGCTTGATCTGCAACAGGTCGAAGTCCTCGCTTCTCGGGGACTGACCAAAGAACAGATCGCAGACGCTCTCGGGATGTCCTACTCGACCCTAAACAGGCGGCAGAACGATCCCGAATATGCGGCAGATTTGGAAGCCGCCATTAAAAGGGGAAAAGCCAAGGCAATCTCTTTTGTGGCGGGCAAGCTCCAGAAGTTGATCGAAGAAGGGAATCTCGGGGCGATTTGCTTCTACCTGAAGACACAAGGCGGATGGTCTGAAAAGTCCGAAATGACCTTCAAGGGCGATGCAAAGAATCCGCTAACGATTGATAACCGAGTCCCTGACCTGTCTCCTGATCAGGTCATGGAATTGATGCTAAAGCGTAATGCAAGACCTGAGTCCTGACATCGTTGAGATCATCATGGCTCGAAAGCACTTCGGGCTTTTCGTTCAATACGTTGATCGGACTTTTAGCGCGGGCTGGGTTCATGCTCTGGTCTGTAACGCTCTGGATCAGTTTCTTGCGGATGTCGTAGAGAAGCGTTCTCCTCGACTGATGATCACAATGCCGCCCAGGCACGGAAAATCGCAGTTAGTTTCTAGACTTTTCCCTGCTTTTGCTCTGGGTCGGTTTCCTGATTTATCATTCATTGGGACATCGTACTCAGCGGGTCTTGCTGACTCCTTTAGTAAGGACATTCAGCGCATCATTGACTCGGATGAATATCGGGCAGTCTTCCCAGATACGCAACTCGGAACAGGCAAGACAGGCGACGCTCTGCGCCAGACCTCAGTCTTTGAAATCCGAGGACACAAAGGGCGGTATCGCTCTGCGGGCGTTGGCGGCGGCATTACGGGTCATGGCGGCGAGTGTGTTGCTGAAGATTCTGAGGTGTTGACTCCTTTTGGTTATCGGTCTATTAAGAATATTTTGCCGGGTTGCCCCGTAATAGGCTATAATATCAATACTCACCAGTTAGAGGTGTGCATTGTTGAAGCCAAACGGGAAAAATATGCGGAAAAAATCCACAGACTGCGTAGTTACCAAGGAAGAAGCCTTAAGGTTACTGGAAACCACCCAATTTACAGCCAAGGGAGATTTGTCCCAGCGGAAACTCTTACCAAGGGTGCGCCTATTTTGTGCGCAATGCGGAAAAGAATTTGTCGTGATGGGTTATCAATTCACCAAGAGCGTGAAAAGAGGACAGGAGCGGCATTTTTGCTCTCGTTCTTGTTCGATGAAGCACGAATCAGAGAAAGGGGCGAATCTGCACAAGTGCAAGGATTGCGGAGCCTTGGTAAAGAAGGGACAGCAATACTGCACGGAATGCCGTCTGAAGCATCGGCAATGGCGGCTCGGAACGGGACTGCAACCTGTGCAGAAGGTCTGTCCGATTTGTGGCAATGTGTTTGCCGCAGTGCATCGTGGGCATGGCGAGTTTGCCGTTTACTGTTCCAAAGATTGCAAGAATATTGCTCAATCGTTAATGATGGGGGGTTCTGGAAATCCGAAATTCAAAGACGGAATTACGGATTTGCGCAATCGGAGGAGCATCATAAATGCGCAGTATCACGCCAAGAAAGCCGCTTTAGCAAAATACGGAAATACTTGTTTGGTTTGCGGTTCAACGGAAAAAATCCAATGTCATCATTTGGATTTGAACCCTTTGAACAACAATCCAGACAATGTTGTGACCGTGTGCGAGGAATGCCACAAGGAATGCCATCGGCAAGAAGTCCGTGGTACGTATATGGGGACGCTGTTTCGTCAAATTCAGAAGAATATGGCGAATTTCTGGTAGTTGATCTTCAAGTCTCAAAATGTCATAACTTTTTTGCCAATGGTATTTTGGTACACAACTGTCTGTTGGTCGATGACCCTTTCAAAGATCACGAAGACGCCGACAGCGCGACACAGCGCGAGAAGGTCTGGAATTGGTACACGAGCACCCTCTACACTCGTAAAGCGCCTGGGGCGGGAATCATCGTTATTAATACGAGATGGCATTGCGATGACCTGAGCGGAAAGCTATTAGACGCAGAAGCGAGAGGTCAGGGCGACAAGTGGCAAGTCTTGAACTTCCCCGCGATTGCTGAGCATGATGAGCGCTATCGCAAGACGGGAGAAGCGCTCCACCCAGAGCGCTATGACTTGCAGAGCCTTGAACAGATCAAGACCGCAATCGGCTCTCGGGATTGGCAGGCTCTTTACCAACAGCATCCTGTTCCCGATGGTGGCGCACTCTTCAAAGCTGAATGGCTGAAGCATTGGTCAGCGGCGACTCTGCCCACAATGGACAGGATTATCGAATCTTGGGATATGACCTTCAAGGACGGAGCGCATTCTGACTTTGTAGTGGGTCAGGTCTGGGGCAAGAAAGGCGCTAACTATTACCTGTTGGATCAGGTGCGAGGGCGTTGGGACTTTGTTCACACTCTGAGCATGGTCAGGCTTCTGAGCCAGAACCACCCTAAAGCGTGGACGAAATTAGTTGAAGAAAAAGCCAACGGCGCAGCCGTCATGAGTTCTTTGCATTCGACTGTCGGGGGCTTCGTTCCCATTGTTCCCAAAGAGTCGAAAGAAGCCAGAGCATTCGCAATCACGCCGCTCTTTGAATCTGGGAATGTATACCTGCCGCCACTGGAGACGGATTGGGTGCATCGTGACTTGATCCCCGAGCTAATGCAGTTCCCGAGCGGGGCTCACGATGACCAAGTTGACGCAATGACACAAGCCCTGTCCTACTTGAAAGAGTTCGGGAGCGGCTACGCAATCGGAGACGATTGAAGATGAACGAAAGAAAATTGGCTATCGCATCCGATGACGATGACAAGCAGATCGTGAATCCAATCACAGTAGAGCGGGGTCTTTTCGATCCCGCTTTCTCTTTTGGAGCGGGTTCTTTGCAAGCGTCCAAGGCGCACACGGCAGACCTTAAAAAGGCGATGGACGGCGCTTTCGGCGGCTCGATTCAGATGCTTCCGGCGGTTACGCCTGATGTCTATCTGCATGGCTTTATCGGCTACGGCAGACTGCAAGCGCTCTCACAGGATGCCGTTGTCAGGCTCATGATCGGCACTCGCACGGATGAGATGACCCGCAGATGGATCTCCTTCAAGGATGTCGAGCCAGAGACGGCTCAGCGCTTTGAAGACTTCATCAAAGACCATGCGATCAAAGAAACAGTCCAGAGGGCTGTCAGTACGTGCGGCTTCATGGGCGGGGCGTATATCTTCGTTGACACCGACACAGAGGACACGGCAGAGCCGCTAAATTGGTCTGCGCACTCGACCGAGTTCGGACGCTTGTCCTTCAGGGTCATTGATCCGATTTTTGTCGCTCCGCAGGCTTTTAATGCGAACGATCCTTTGAGGGCTGACTTCTACAAGCCGAGCGTCTTTCTTGTCATGGGCAAGCCCGTGCATCGTTCTCGCTTGATCCGCATCGTTGAGAATGAGCCGATTGACATCCTGAAGCCTAATTACAACTTTCTCGGGATCCCTCACGCTCAACTGCTTGAAGATTATGTCCAAGACTTCCGCGATAACCGAGAATCCGTCAATCGGCTTTTGAAGAAGTTCTCTGCGTCCTTCTTGAAAATGGACATCAAAAATTGGCTGTATGCGGGCGGCGCAAGGTCTCAGGTTGAGAAGCGAATCGAGAACTTCATTAGATGGCGGAACAATGACGGCGTGGCGGTCATTGACAAAGACTCCGAAGACTTTGCACAAGTCAACACTCCGCTGTCGGGTCTGGATGCTTTGCTTTCGCAGAGCTTGCAGTTCGCTGTCGCCGTGAATCGGACAAACGTGGTCAAGACGCTCGGCCTGAGTCCTGCGGGATTCAATACAGGCGAGTCCGACATCAAGGTGCATAACGACTTGATAAGCGCCCTGCAAGAGAAAGTCTTGCGCCGTCCCTTGGATCGCATTCTGCAAGCGATTGCAATGCACCTTGGCCTTGATGCTCCGAGCTTCGACTTCTGCCCGCTGAATGAAGAAGATCAGAGGACGCTTGCAGACACCGAGAAGGTGCTTGCTGACACCCTCGCGGTCTATCTGGATCGCGGAGTCATGAGTCCAGACGAAGCCCGCGATGTTGTTCAAAACACGGAATATTCAACGATTGCGAACAGCTTGCAGGGCGGCGCTCCTGAGGGCATCGAACCCGAGGACGATCCGTTTTCAGCGCTGAATGGTGGCGAGAATGCAAAGCCCTGATCTCGACATTAAGCCGACAAAGAGCCGCGTCTTGCATACCAATGCAGGGCTGAAGTCTCAGTACACGCGGCTTCTGATCAAGATCGTCAGAGAGCTATCTACCGAGGTCGCTACAGCGATCAAAGAACAGTGGCGACAGGATGAGTCACAGATCGTTGGAGACGATAGCCCTGTAAGCCGCTTGCAGTCTTTATTGACGGCGGCTCGGGAGCGATTCGCTGCTCGGATCGAATTCACGGCTCCAAGGCTTGCTCAATGGTTTGTCGAGCGCGTCAGAAACGGCGTTAACAAGGCTCAGAAAGAGAGCTTCATGGCGGCGGGCTTGCAGGGCTTCACAGTCTCATTTGAGACGGGAACCCTGACCCAGAGCGTTGTCGAATCCCTTGTCGCTGAGAACGTGGCGCTGATCAAGAGCATCGGATCGCAATATCTGACGGATGTCGAAGGGATTGTCATGCGTGGCGTGACGGCAGGCCGTGATCTAAAGCAGATCAGCACCGAACTCAAAAAGCGCTACGACATTACAGCCAGACGCGCCGCAATGATCGCCCGAGACCAAGCCAATAAGGCGACTCAGGGCATCTCGCGGGCTAACTGCCTTGATGCAGGGATCAGCCGCGCTGAGTGGATTCATATCCCTGGCCGCAAGTCTGAGCGCAAGGTGCATCGCTCTTGGAACGGCAAGCAGTTCGACCTGTCAAAAGGACTCTACAACCCCGAGACATCTCAATGGGAACTGCCAGGACAGCCGATCAATTGCAATTGCAGTTTCAGGCTCATCGTGGACAAGAAACTATGGAAAGACCTCACAAACAGTTAAGACTTGTCGCTCTGGATGCTAGTCGGCGTCACTTCGACTCTAACGGCTTTCTGCATGTTGACGGGAACCGCTTGACCTGCGATCAAGTTGCTCCTTACTACGGCATGGAATTGCCTGAGTCGCCTGACATCGACCCAGAGCGAATCTATTACGCCTACCGCCCTGCTGAAGAACTTCAGAAAGCATTGGACACCTATAACGGAGTCCCGCTCTTGGCAGAGCACGAATTTGATTCCCCGGACGAACCGCTCAAGGAGCTACGAGTCGGGGCTATCGGTACGGACGCTGAATGGCATGACCCGTACATAACTAACTCGCTGACCATCTGGGACAAGGATGCAATCGAGAAAGTGCAGAGCGGCGAACTCGCTGATCTGTCTTGCGGTTACTCCTTTGAGCCTGAATGGAAGACGGGCAAGACCTCAGACGGAGTCGCTTTTGACTTCATCATGAGGAATATCCGATGCAATCACGTCGCCCTTGTCGCAAAGGGCAGGGCGACGGGTTGTCGAGTGGCAGACACCCTGCCGAATCAATCAATGGAGAAATCCGCAATGGAAGAAAACAAATCCGCTTGCGATGACTTCACGGAATGGAGCCGAAAGGTGATCGAATCGGCGGGAGTCGAACTCACGCCCGAACAGATTGACAAGCTCGTCCGTGCTTTTGCCGAGGCACATGCCAAGTTTGAAAAGGAACGTGCCGAGGAAGCCAAGGAGGACACTGAGGGGACTCGTGACGAGGATAAGGAATCCAAGGACGAAGATCCTAAGTCCGATGAGCCTGAAAAAAAGGCTGAAGACGAGGAAGAGGAAAAGACTGAAGACGCATGCAAGAACGAAGACGAAGCCAAGGCAGGTGATGCAGACATCATCGCCAAGGCTACGGATGCCGCTGTCAAGCGTGTCTCTGCGCTGTTCAAGGCGGCTGACGCTGTGCGCTCCGTGACGGGCAAGATTGACCCGATGTCCTTCAAGACTGAGGGCGCAATCTACGCTCATGCTCTCAAGGCTATGGACTACCGCGCAGAAGTCCCCGAAGTCTCCGCCCGCGCTGTCTTCACGGCTCTCATGAGCATGAAGAAGGACGCTCCGCAGAAGACCGCTGACAGCGCTCCGATGTCGGACGCTCTGAGCGCCGCACTCAATCGCATTCACTAACTTCTTTTGGAGTACAAAACTATGGCACAGACTGCCGTCTATGAAGGCATTGCTCCTGCCCTTCCGGGTCAGGTGATGACTGCCAACGATTCCCATTTTGCCCCCGTGGGCTACTTTGCTGATACCGATCTCGTGGTCGGTAACTTCGCTTTTCTGAAGTCCGGGAATGCTTCTCGCCTTGTTCAGGCAGGCACGACCGCCATCGCGGGTCTGATCGTCCGCAACCAGGTCTACGCACACGCCGGTTTCGGTGCTGTCAACAAGATCCCCGCTAACCAGCCCGTTACGCCCATCCTGCGCGGCAATGTCGCCGTCAAGAACGGCACGGCTACGACCGTCACGGTCGGCATGAATGTGTTCGCCTCTCAGACGGACGGCTCCTGCGTCTTTAGCTCGAATGCCTCTGTCGCATCCTGCACGCCTACGCCCTGGAAGGTGGTCAAGGTCTACGGCACGGGCGCTCAGAACGACATGATCGTCATCGGCACGTACGGAAACAATGCGGGCATCCCGGTCGTCCCGACCGATCTGACCGGATACCTCACGAAGACCGAGGCCGATGAGCTCTACGAGCCCAAGACCCCGTAAGAAATCCAAACTATTTTTTGGAGACTTGACACTATGAATACTCTTTCTGAAAAGGGCTTTGCGCTCGGTGCGATGAAGATGCTCCCGGCGCAGAAGAACAGCCTTCGCATTGCGATGGATGCCGCAATTCCGCTGATCACGAATGCCAATGTCGGCATTCCTGAGATGTTCGCAACGTACCTCGATCCCGAGGTCGTTGAGATCCTGACCGCTCCGCTCATGGCTGAGAAGCTGTTCCCTGCGGCTAAGGTCGGCGAGTGGAAGGACGCACAGACGATGTTCCGTGAGTCTGAGCATGTCGGCACGGTCGAGCCTTACTCCGACTTTGGAAAGGGAACGACCTCGGATGCCAACTTCAACTTCCCGACCCGCCAGATCTTCCGCTTCCAGACGCTCATCGAATGCGGTGATCTGGAGCAGGAGGTTGCCGCCGCCGCGAAGATTGCCCTGCTTGCCGAGAAACAGCAGGCCGCCGCCAAGGCGATTGCCATTGCACGCAACGACATCGAACTGCACGGCGTTTCTGGCCTGTCCATTTACGGCATTCTGAACGAGCCGAATCTGCCCTCTGCGATTTCTCCGACTGTTGAGGGTAGCGCTACGGCTTGGGAAGATAAGACCGCCACCGGCGTTTACAACGACATTCTGGCGCTCTTCGCAGACATGCAGGAACGTTGTCAGGGTCTTGTGACCTTTGACACGGAAATGGTTCTTGCCGTTCCCCCGTCTCTGAACGCCTACCTCGCCAAGGCAACTGCCCTCGGCGTGTCTCCCGCGATGGAGCTGATCGGAAAGCATTTCCCGAATCTGCGCGTCGAAGTCGTTCCTCAGCTGACCGCTTCGGGCGTGGACAGCATCATGCTGATCGCTCAGAGCATCATGGGCGGCAAGGTCGGTCGTTGCGGCTTTACGGATGTTCTGCGTCCGAGCCGCGTCGTGCTTGAGCATACCGCCATGAGCCAGAAGTGGTCTTCTTCTAGCGCTGGCTGTCTGCTGTATCGCCCGATTGGCGTGTCCACGATGAGCGGCTTGCAGGGTTCGTAAGACCTGATTCTCCCTTGCATCACGACACCCCGAGCGGTTTCTCTAGCGCTTGCAGTTCAAGAGCCGACTGCAAGCGTCATCTCCTTCCCGCTCGGGTTGCATCTTTTCTAGGCTCTTAGGATTTTTGAAAAATGGCACTTCGTAAAACAACCCCCCGGACTTCTACCCGAGCCAAGGCGGCACTGAAAACTGTCCAGACCAATGGCGCAACGGTTGACATCGCCACGAGCGCAAAGAGCGCCGAGCGTGTCACGGTTCTTTTTGCGTCCCGACGCAGCCAGAAGTTCCTGCTCCCGAATGGGCATGTCGTTTTCTTGGCTTCAAATGCCGTGCATCTTGCAGGACAGAAGGACGGCGTGCTCCCCGAGGGCGGTTACAGCGTGAACTTCGTAGACAAAGCCGACTGGGCAGAAGTCAAAAAGGTCTATGGCAAGGCTTATAAGCCTTGGTTCGATTCTGGGAAGATTGTCGAGCGATCTGGGTCAATGTCTGAGAATGCGGCGGTTGCCCTTGCCGCTGACAATGCCGGGGACGATTGCGATGACAACCCAATCAAGCCCGGTGAACTCAAGAATGTAACTCAGATCAAGGATTGATCAAATGGCTGTCGTTGTTTTCAATGATTCGGACTTCCGGGCTATCTACCCGGCTTTTTCGGATGAGACGAAATTCCCGGATGCGGCATTGCAGGACTGTTTTGACACAGCGGTGGAAATCGTTGGAAACGATGACAGCTGTCTCATCCCTTACGATCCCGCCGCCCTTCCGCCCGTCAGAGCAAGACTGCAAGTCTTGTATGCATTGACCTGTCACATCGCTACGATGCGCTACATCTGGGACGATACGCAAGCGGGAGCGCTCACGAATGCGACTCAGGGAAGCGTCAGCGCGGGCTTCGGTGTCCGTGTTGACGATGATTCGTGGTGGAATGCGACCAAGTGCGGAGCGACTGCTTTCATGCTGTTAAATCGCTACAAGGCAGGGGGCGCATACTTTGGCGCTCAGTATGTCCATGTCAACGGCTAAAGCAACAATCCGAGGGATGAATCTTGCCCTTCAGGCCATCAAGGTAGCTCTGACTCCCGAGGGCGGTAAAAAGCACACTCTGGTCGTTGGCATCTTGAAAGGCGCTCATACGGATGTGGACGATGGAGAGCTGGACAAGTCCGTTCTCATTGCACCCTATGCGGCAATGATGGAATTCGGGACGAGGCACATTCCTGCCCGTCCGTTCCTTAGAAACACTCTTGCGGAGCGTCAGAAGGAATGGGTAGCCAGTATTGGACAGCAGATTGAACAGTACGGAGTCAAGGATCTTGAAAAAGCCCTGAACGATCTTGGCATTCAGATGACAGGCGACATCAAAGCAAAGATCATGAGCGGCGATTTTGCTCCGCTCTCTCCGAAGACGATAGCCGCCAAGGAGCGCAAGGGCAGACCGCATCCAGATCTTCCGCTTGTGGATACCGCTTCGATGGTCAATGCGATCCATCATGAGGTCAGAAAATGAACTTGCACAACACAGTCAGGGGCGCAATCACCGCCGTGAATGCCGATCAAGCCTTCACGCTCTTTAGATCGCTCGGCACTTTCACTCGGAGCTACGACACGATGGAGACCCTGCCGAATGTCCGAGAGGGCGAGGTCTTCCTTGGACAGATTCAGAGCATCGCTCCTGATGCTGTCCTGCATGCCGAGAAGATCTCTGTGAGCGACATCGTTCGGCGCATTTACATGTATGCCCCCGAAGATCCTGATGAACGTGCTCAGGCGCTTTATAGACCGCTTGCCAAGGCAGGCGACTATGTTCTTGATCACTTGAATCGTCAGTGGCAGATTGATGCGGTAATGGAGGATTTCAGTGCCGAAGGTTGGATTTCGGTTCAGGCAATCATGCAACCGATTCCGCAAACGCTGGTCATCGTGCCAGATACCGAGGTGACAAATGGCGACAACTGACACGACAAGCGCTCAGATCTTCCAAGGACTTGAGCGCTTTTTGATTGAGTTCGCACAGCCCGCAGTCATTGATGACGGGCGGCACATCATCCCTGGCTACGCCAACGATGAGACTTTGCCGAGCGGGGACAATGAATTCATTGTTTACGCTCCAATCTCTGCTAGACGGCACGGCACGACCATAGAGAAGTGGCTACCGCTCGATCAGATTCGATGGGACGAATACCATGAATTGATCGTCCAGATTGACTGCTACTCATCTAGTCCTGTCAAGGCGCTGAGCCGCATCCAAGGCTTTGAGCGTTGCATCCGTACTGAAGCCGCAGTCCGATTCTTGGAGCAATACAAGCTCGCTCCCCTCTATGCCGATGACCCGAGAAACCTCACGGGCTTGATGGACGGAAAGTATCTGCCCCGATGGTCGGTTGATCTTCACTTCGGCTATTGGGGATCGTCTGAGACTGTCATGGAATACTTCAACGCCGCAGAGGTTGATCTGATCAATGCGGATGTCCGATTTCCCCCCGAATGAACGGGGCATTTTTTTACTTTCTCACTTGAGGATTAAACACAAATGAGCATCAATGCTAACTATCTTGTGTCCTTGCCCCCTCGCATTCTTCGGGGCGGGAGCGCCGATCTTGAGACGAATGGCATGATCTTCGTCTCGACTGATCTCATCCCTTCTGACAAGCCCGCGCTGACCTTCACGGACACGGCATCTGTCGCCGCCATCTTTGGCGCTTCTGCCGATGTGACGAAGTTCGCTCAGCAGTATTTTGCGGGCATCAACAATCAGCAACACATTCCGAGCGCTCTGATTGTCGGCGCTGATCTGACCTCTGCCAAAGCCGCTTGGATTCGTTCTGGCGCTGTCGCTTCTCTTGCCGAGTATCAGGCGATCACCTCTGGCGCTCTGACGCTCACGATCAACGGGACTGAGGTTGCCGCTACGGGCATTGATCTGAGCGCTTGCACTTCTCTGTCTGCCGTGGCCACCGCCGTCGCCGCTGAATTTACGGGCGTGACGGGTGCATACAACAGCGATCTGAAGCGCTTTATCTTCAAGACTGAAGCCACGGGCGAAGATGCCACGATCAGCTACGGCTCTGGCTCTCTCGCTGACCTTCTCGGCCTGACTGAAGCCCTCGGCGCTGTCCTGTCTCAGGGCATTGACGCGATGACGGTCGCCGCCAACATGGATGCGATCTGTGAGGTCACGCGCAATTGGTCGCAGTTCACGACTCTGACCGAGCAGACTGACGAAACCCGAGTCCGTGAGTTCGCAGCTTGGACTGATCTTGATGACGATTACTTCTTCCTGTTCTGGACTTCGGATGAGCGAGTCAATGATGCTCTGACTGTTGACGCTACGATTGCGGGCAAGATTCAGGATGACTTTAATGTCGTTCTTTCTGTCTTCACTCGCTCCATTGTGACCGCCGCCGCAGTCCTTGCCTATCCCGCTTCTATCGCGTGGAATCTGCCGCAGGGCATGAAGGTCTTGTTTGCCAAGTCTGCCGCCAATGTTCCCGCCGATGTGACTTCTCAGGATGTCGCCGCTGTTCTTGATGCAAATCGCATCTCTTACGTCGGCGAGTTCGCCACGAGAAACGCGCAATTCAGGTTCTTTAACAAGGGCAGACTGACGGGTGATCTGTATGGCTATGTTGACACGCTGATCGGAATGATCTGGTTCCGCGCCAAGATTCAGCGTTGCATCATGGACGGCTTCGCTCAGACGAATCGCGTCCCGTACACTCAGAAGGGTTACTCTCTGATCCAAGCATGGATTGCTGATGCTATCCGTGCCGCTAAGAATGTCGGCGTGATTGATGAGGGCGTGACGCTCTCCGAGTCCCAGAGGGCGCAGGCCACTCAGGAATTCGGACGCGACATTGCTGATGAACTTTATGCCAAGGGTTGGTATCTGCTGATCGCTGATCCTGAAGCCGCAGTTCGCACTCAGCGCGGGACTCCCGTCATGAGCCTCCTCTATACGTACGGCGGAAGCGTTCAAAAAATTGAATGCCCCGTGAGCGCGGCTATTTAGCTCGCCCTAGTTCTCCCCTTACCCAAGCCCTTAGATGCGCTCTAAGGGCTTTTTTGATGGAATAAAACAATGTCCGACATTACATCCGCTGACGTTGCGATCAGCATGACGATTGAAGACCTCTATCCGCAGGGCTTTGTCCTTGAGCAGTTCGGCGCTGACTCCGCTCTCACAGCTGACGCTGTGCAAGAGATCGAAACCCGCATGAGCGTGGACGGCAAACTTCAGGCAGGCTACACCCCCGCGCCCAAGGTCGTGAATCTCACCCTTCAGCCGACTTCGCCCTCTATTGATTACCTGAAGACTCTCGCCCAGGCTCAGCGCACCCAGCTTCGTCCCTTTGAGATTGGCATGGTTGTCCGAGTCCGTGCGACGGGTGAAACCTTCACCTATAGCCGTGGATACCTGACAAGCGTCCCGCCGATGCCCGCTGTCGGCAAGACCCTGCAAGAGTTGGTCTTCGGCTTCACTTTTGAGTCTGTGGAGTAAGCGATGAGAGAAGCAAAGGAGATTCGCATTCAGGACGGCTCTAAAGACCTGACCATTCGCATCACGCCGATGGACTCTTACAAGGCGGCGATCTTCGGCATGAGGATCGCCTGTCTTCTGGGAGTCCCCGCGCTCTCTGCGCTCAAGCTCATGAGCGCGGAAGAGATCATCGGGAAGGTCGCTCAAGCATCGCTTGATCAGGAAAAGATCAAGGGGCTTCTTGATGACCTGTTAGCTTGCTGTGAGCGGGTCACGGAGTCGGGCGGAACTGTGAGAATCACAGCCCAGACGGCGGGCGGTCAGATCGAGGACTGCGGGACGATTTTCCTTTTGTGGGTTGCATCGTTCAAGGCTTCGTTCGGTTTTTTTATCGCTTCTCTCAGGTCAGACTTCCGCGACAAGCTGAATGGAATGCTGAAGCAGGTCGAGTGAGAGACACGGCTGAGTTCAAGAACATCCCGCCATTGATCGGAAACCTGATTAGCGGCGGGATGGCGACTCTTGCCGAACTGCAATCCGTCTACAGCCTTGAAGACGCTTTCATGATGCAAGAAGTTCTTCTTTTGAAGAATTACCACAGTTGGTTGAGTACGAAACAAAATGGCTGACATTATTCAAGAGCTTGCGATTGTTCTCGGCGTTGACGCTTCGGGGCTTGAGAAGGGCATCCATCAAGCCGCGACTGCGCTCCAATCCGTAGCGGATCAGGCAAGCGCGGCGGTCGGCGGCGTGGCTGAAGCCGTCACAGGATCTTCTGGTCAGGCTGTCGCCGCTTCTGCGTCTGTTCAAACATCTGTAACACAGATCGGAAAGGCGGCAGAGGATGCATCGAAGAAGGCGAAAGGCGCTTTCGGCTCTCTGGCTTCTTCGCTCGGGAGCCTGAAGAAGTCCATCGCGGGCGTATTGACTACCCTTGTCGGCGGTCTTGCTTCTGCGAAGGCTTTTGATGACTACATCAATAAGGCGAACGGGCTTGAGACGATGTCCAGAAAGACGGGCATCGCAGTCAAAGAGCTTGATGCTTGGAGCAAAGCCAATGTCGCCGCAGGCGGTACGGCTGAAGCCCTGCAAAGCACTCTGGAAAACTTCTACAAGAAGACAGGCAGACCCGCCACGGAGTTCTTCAAACTCGGTCAGCGGATCGAGGGCATGAGCAGACTGCAAGCCCAGAGGTTCTTAGAGACTCAGGGCGTGGCGCTTGATGCGATCCCGATCTTTCTGAAGGGTCAGAAAGCCGCAGATGAGCTTGTCAGCAAGTACAGACAGACGGCTTTCACCGAGAAAGATACAAAACTCGCTCGGGCATTCAAGAACGCATGGGATGACTTCAGGACTGCGGCGGGTGATGTCGCTTCTGTCGCTTTCCGCGCTGTTCTTCCCGCTCTGACTGCGCTCGGGCGTTGGATGGAGCGCTTGATGAAGTTGGTCAGGGACAACATTCAATTCCTGACGATCCTCGGCGGAGTCCTGGCTGTTGTTTTCGGTGCAAAGCACCTTGGCGAGATCAAAGCCGTGATCATGGCGGTCAAGGCTTTCGGTGTCGCTCTCTCGACATCCTTCTTGCCGTTGACCGCGATTGTCGCCGCAGTTGTCGCTCTGGGTCTTGCGATTGATGACCTCATGACCTTCGCGCAGGGCGGGGACAGCATGATCGAGCGCATGATGCGCTCTATCGGCATCGGCTCTGAGACGATTGAAGAAGTGCGTAAATCCTTCGGGACGCTCTTCGATGCGATTGGCAAAGTCTGGGATGCAGTCAAGCCGCTCTTTAGCGGAGCGATCTCGCTTGCACTCAAGGCAATCTCTGGGCTTCTGACAGGGATCGCGGTCATTATCGCGGGGCTGATCGCCGCTGTCACGACTGTGATCACCAAGATCGACGATTGGGCTAAAGCGCTTTACAACTTGATGCCGTCCTTTGATGACATCGGGAAGTTCTTTGGCAAGGTCGGTACTTGGGTAGACGATGCCGCTAAGCAAATTAAAGAAGGATTCTCCAAGGCTTTCGATGCTGTCGGCGAATGGGTGAAAAGTCTGTTTGGCGAGTGGTTCAAGTCTTTCGTCTCGACATTCATCGAGCCGATTAAGAATCTGGCAGAAGCCGCCAAGGGTGGTGTCTCTGGTCTCTGGAATGCCGCCAAGAACGCTCTGGGCTTTGGTAAGAAGGACAACCCGCCGAGCGCTCAACAGCAGTCGGTTCTTCAGCAATCTTCGACAACGAACTCCATGCCCGTCAACTCGACCATGAATCAGGTCATCAACATCCAGACGGCTGACGATCCGCAAGCCATCGGGGCGGCTGTCGGCGCTTATACAAACCGCGCTACAGATCGGATGTCAACGGGCGCAATGCAGGCTGTTCGCGGCGTTCGATTCAAGGGGTAGATCATGGCAGAAGTTTCGCGCTACGCACTTTTGGGCGCTGATGATCAGCCTATCTGCGACTATGACGGCATTCTGGAAGTGACCAAGGCTCAGACCTCGCAAGTCTTGACCGAGCCGATTGAGAACGGCGAACTCGCCGCATTCAATAAGACGCAAGCGCCTGACTCGGTCAAGGTCAGTCTGTCCCTTGGCTACGATCCCGCGAAGCAGACTGTCGCAATGGGTCGGCTCAAGGCTCTCAAGCAAGGAGTCGGCTCTGCATACCTCTGCAAGCTAGTAAGTCCCGAGGATGTGACCGAGAGTCTTGCACTTGAGACGATTGGCACGGCGCACACAAGCGCCAACGGGGCGACTCTGCTGACTGTGGAGCTGTCCTTCATCCGCATCCGAGCCGTGCAAGTGTCCGTCTCTGCTTCTCGGGGATGGACTCCGAAGAATGCTTCTGCCGCTCAGCCTGTGAACGGTGGTCGGGTGCAGCCGAAGCAGAAATCAACGCTTGTGAAGCTCAACGGGGGCTAAAGACATGACGATGGAAATCCCGCTTAGTGCGATCCCGTTTCAGAGGGTGTCGCTTGTGATCGGCTCTCAGTCCGTTGAGATCGAAGTCCGACAGCAAGGTTCTAGCGTCTTCACTTCTGCCGTTGTGGACGGAGTGCAGATCACGCGCATGACAAGGGCGGTCAATGAGGGCGAGTTGTTTCCTTGGACTTTCCCAGACAAGCCCGCAGAGATTACATGGGTTGATACTCAAGGCGATGCCGATCCGCAGTATGAGGGACTCGGGAGCCGTTGGCTTTTGGTCTACGAAGAATGAACAGCTATAGCCCGAAAAATCTAGTCATCGAGATTGACATCGAGGGCGAGCATTTGGTGTTTGACGGCTTCGCCTGCTCGGTTCGGATCAAGCGTCAGGGAGTCCCAGAATTGCCGAGTCTGCAAGCTCGGCTCTGGGGACTGTCTGAAGCCCGCATGGCTCAGCTGACGATGCTGAGCTTTAACGCTCTGAGTCTGAAGCGCAACCGCATCATGGTCAGGGCGGGAGAAGGCTCAAGGCTCTCGACTGTCTTCATGGGCGAGATAACCAACTCCGCGCCAGACTTCAACGCCGCTCCCTCTCCCGTCTTGCAGATTGAAGCAATCACGGCATCCTTTGCCAAGTTGGAGCCGACTCCACCCGTCAGCGTCAACGGCTCCCAGAGCGCCGCTTCTCTTGTCGAGTCCTTTGCCAAGCAAGCGGGTTTCAACTTTCGCAATGAGGGCGTGTCTGCAAGTCTTGCAGACTGCGTCATCAATGGTGATCCGATCTCTAAAGCTGAATGGGTCGCTAATGCAGTCGGAGCCGACTTGATCTTTGAAGACGATACAGTGGTTTTGCTCCCTGCTGACAAGGCGCGAGGTCATGCGTCTGTGACTGCGATCAATCCGCAGAATGGGCAGATCGGCTATCCGAGTTTTGATCAATTCGGCATCAGGTGCAAGACTTTTTTCCGTCCCGATCTTTCGATTGGTGACGTAGTCCAGATCACGTCCAGACTGCCCAGAGCATCAGGGGCTTGGCGCTTGACCTCTATCGAGCATTCTTTGAGCGCCAATCTGCCGACCAACGGCGATTGGTTCACAGACTTCGCGGGGACTTGGAATGGCTGACGAATCTCTCAAGATGCCCGCAAGGCTTGCCGACTTTGCGAGTGCATACAACCAACAGATTTTTTTGATCAAGCAGATCATCAAACAGAGCGTTTGCACAGCGATTCCCGTCAGGGTTGACTCTGTTGAGCGCTCTGGGACAGATTCGGGAGCGGGGACTTTGAGCGCTACTCCTTTGGTCGCTCAGACTGACGCAGATGGGAATCTGATTCCGCCTGTAAGCATCCCGCGCTTGCCGTACTTCAGACTTCAGCACGGCACGGCGGCGGTGATCTGCGATCCCAAGGTCGGAGACATCGGCCTTGCGATCTTCGCTCAGCAAGACTGCACCAATGTAAAGGGCGGCGCTGATCCTGTAGTCCCTGGCTCCTTCAGATGCTTCGATATGTCTGACGGCTTCTATGTGGGGGGATTCTTCGGAAAGACTCCGCAGACCTTCGTTCACCTTGAAGATGACGGAGAGATCGTCATAAAAGCCACGGAACGGGTGCAAATCAACGCTCCTAGCGTGTCCGTGGACGCTGACCAAGAAATCCTATTAACCGCCCCGCAGATCGTCATAGACGGCGCGATTACGGGCGGCGGGTCTGCACAGCATACCGCGATCTTTACAGGGGATGTCATCGCTGACGGCATCTCTTTGAAGACTCACACGCATGGCGGGGTCGAATCTGGAAGCGACAGCACAGGAGAACCGAACTCATGACCAACGCTTTAACCGCAAAACTCACTGCCGATTGGGACTTGCAAATCGGCTCGAACGGCTCTTTGCTCATGTGCGACAAGACTGAAGCCGTAGCCCAGAACATCGCTTGCGCCTGTAAGAACTTCCGAGGGGGGCTTTACTTCTATGCCGACAGCGGTATCGCTTGGTTCTCTGAAGCCCTCGCGCTCAAGTTCCGAAGATCAATCATCGCTGCGCGGATCCGTGAAACCGCTCAGAGCATCGAAGGAGTCCAGAGCATTGACGCTGTCCGTGTTGACTCTCTGGACTTGAAGACAAGAACAGTATCGGGAGAAGTCTCCTTTACGACAATCTGGGGTGAAAATGGCAAGACTAGAATTTGACGAATCGGGCGTGATCGTCCCGACTGCACAGGAAATCAGAGCGGATTGGGTCGCTCGGATCTCTAGCATCTTCTCGGTTGCAGACCCAGATATTCAGGTCAACACGGATCCTGATCAGCCGCTCGGGCAGTTGATTGATGCAATTGTCGCTGAGATCATTGCAAAGAATTCCGAGATCAGCTTCTTGGCTTCTCAGTACAGTCGCAAGCAAGCGACGGGATCCTTCTTGGACGCTCTGAATAGCCTTTATTTTCTGGACAGAAAAGCCGCCGCTTCGACTGTCGTTCAGTGTACTTGCACAGGCTTGGCGGGGACTGTGATCCCCTTCGGCGCGATGGTTTCTGACCTTGACGGCAGACGCTTTCGCTGTCTGACTGCTACAGAGATCGGCGCATCTGGGACGGCTCTCGTGGACTTCTCTGCGGTTGAGGTCGGTGCTCTAGATGTTCAAGCCCAGACTGTGACCCGCATTATTACGACCGTACCTGGCTGGGATTCGGTTACGAATCTCACGGCGGGCGTGAGGGGCAGAGTCAGAGAGAGCGATGCAGAGTTCCGAGTCCGAGCGGCTGAGTCTGTAGCCTACAACTCACACGGAACAGTTGACGCAATCAGGGCGGCGGTTGCCGCTCTTGATGGTGTCATTGATGTCGAAGTCCTTGAGAACGCCACGAATGCGGCGGTCACTCAATGGGGCATCTCCATTCCTGCGCATTCGGTTGCTGTTTGCGTTGAGGGCGGCGAGTCTGCTGATCTTGCTCAAGCCATTTATGAGAAGAAGTCGAGCGGATGCGGCACGAGCGGCAACACGACTGTGACCTATCAAATCCCGCAAGGCGCAACTTACAGCTATTCGATTCTTAGACCGACTGCGACAACTCTGAGCGTCAAGGTCATTTTTGCAAGCGCGATCCCTGAAGCCGAACAGGACGCTGTGCGCTCTGCGATTCTTGCAGACGCAAATGGTGAAGGTTCTCTCCCGCGCATTGGCCTTGCTCAAAGGCTGTATGCATCCCGCTTTTGGCAAGCCATCGCGGGCGCTTCTGACACCCCGCTTGCTACTGTTCAAGTCGCTCTCGGTGAAGAGGCTTTCTCGGACTCTGTGACGATTGATGCAGATGTCGAGCCTGTCATTTCTGAGAGTTCGATCATCATTGGAAACGAGGTGCAGTTATGACTAACACTCAGACATGGCGAAATGTCCTGAGTTCGGCTGACTTCTGCGCAATTCCCGATGTCCCGTCTGATACGACTCAGGCTCTACAGCCGCAATACAGCCATGCAGAGCGGTTCACGGCTCTCGCTGACTTCATCCATGAGGAGCTTGACGCAACGCCCGAGATCGAAGACCTGATCCGAGATGTCGCAGACCCTAAGACCGCTCATGGAGTCTTTTTGGATTGGCTCGGTGACAGGGTCGGCGCGGCTCGGGTTCTGACGATGGACGGCGGCTCGGTGAGTCTTGACGATGAAGACTACCGCTTTCTGATCATGCTGAAAGCGCTTAGAAACATCTCAGCGGAGAGCGCATCAGTCATCAATGACTTGCTGTCTCGCTTGCTGTCGGTTCCCGTTTGGGTGGTCGATAAACAGGACATGACAATCGAAGTGCGGATCTTGGGCAAGTTGACAACCAATCAACTCGCCATCTTGCGCACTTACGGCATCCCGAACCGCCCCGCAGGGGTGCAAGCGCGGATCTTCATCATTGACCCGTCTGCGCCTTTCCTTGGCTTCTACGGGTCTGAATTGCTCCCGTTCGATCAGGGCATTCTTTACGAATTTGATTCCATTTATGAGGGCTAATCGTGAGTAACTATCCTCAGACACTTTTGAAAGCGGCATTCGCAAGCCTTGGAGACAAGACCTTGCCGCCGCAGACCGCCGCTCAAGCAGGGACGGGACGCTTCAGCCAAGAAGAAGGGTTCGGAGAGGTCAACTCGACCCCCCTCGCTGATGGCGGAATCCCGCCGTTTAGAGAGGACATGAACGGAGTCCTTTACTTGCTGTCGCAGTTCGCATTGTGGCAACAGCAGGGAGGGCTGATGAACTGGTCTGCCGCTCTCACTTACGAAGTTGGAAACGAAATTCTGCACAACGGGGTCAAATATCGGTGCATCCAGCAATGCACCAACATCGTCCCGCCTAATCGCTCCTATTGGAAGAATCTCGATGTCTCGGTCAGAGCGGGCATGGTCATCCCTGCTTATAACGTGACAGTCGATTCCAATGGGCATCCTATTTTTTGGGGTGACTCCGTTGCTGATGAGGGATTCTTACTCTGTGACGGACGCTCTGACGGACTCGGCGGCAATGTCCCGAATCTGATCGACCGAATGATCAGAGGATCCACGCCGACCAATTCAGGTCAGACAGGCGGCGCTGATTCTGTGACGCTCTCGGTCGCTCAGATGCCGACTCACAGCCACGGCGCAAGCGTGTCGACTAACGGCAATCACACGCACACACGCGGGAGCATGGAAATTTCGGGTGGCATCTATGGTGGTGCGATCGAAGAAGGAAACAGCGCATGGGGCGCTTTTAGTGTGACAGGCACGGGGAGCGGCGGAGACGGGGCGGCAACGGATAGAGGATTCGACTTCTACGCTTCTCGCAATTGGACAGGCGAGACCTCTCAGAACGGATCGCACTCGCACACAGTCACTGTCGGCAACAGCGGATCAGGCACGGCTGTGGATATCAAAAACCCGTTCTTCAAGATGGCTTTCTTCATCAAGCTCCCTGATTGATAGGTACAAAAAATGGCAGATGTTACTTTTAGATATGATCGTGCGCCGACTGGAGAGCTTTCAGGCGAGAGCCTAGTGGAGCAGACTGAAGAAGCGCTCTCGGGACTTGGGCAGTCTTCTTCTCACGCTGAAGAAGAAGCCGCTCGGGCTGTAGAGATTGCGACCGCCGCAGATGGCAAGGCCGATCAGGCTGTAGCGACTGCGGGACAGGCTCAGTCCACGGCAAACAGCGCTCTCACGACTGCGCAGAGCGCTCAGTCCTCTGCAACGCAAGCCGTCCAGACCGCACAGAGCGCTGTGACAACGGCTCAAGGAGCATCGCAGACTGCTCAGAATGCAGTCTCAACGGCTCAGAGCGCTGTGACTACCGCTCAGTCTGCTCAGACTGCCGCAGAGAATGCCGAGAGTCGTGCATCAACTTCGGCATCCGCAGCCGAAGGATCTGCGAACTCTGCAAGCGCCGCCCAGACCGCCGCTGAATCGGCTCAGACCTCTGCAAGCCAATCGGCAACAATTGCAACTCAGGCACAGAGCGCCGCATCGCAAAGCGCTCAGAGCGCCGCGAATTCCGAACAGACCGCGCAACTTTTGGCAAATCCGAACCGCTACTCCGCGAAAACGACCTCGCTCACTTTGAGCGCAGGGCAGACGATAAATATTTCCGATTTGGACGGCGCAAATGTTGCGGTAAATAATAAAGTGATTGATGCAGTCGGAAATATTTTCACGATTGCGAGTATTGACGAAACGAATCAGACTGTTACGCTTGTCGCCGCCGATCCAAGCGCAACCCCGCCGATCTTGGGCTATTGGAAAAATCCGAATCGTCCGCCCGTTGGCAGTTATATCTATTTTGCAGGCACTTCCGTGCCAACGCATTACCTGTTATGTAATGGATCGGCGGTCAGCCGTACTACTTATTCCGCTCTGTTTGCTGTTATTGGAACTAAATACGGCGCAGGGAACGGCTCTACGACCTTTAACTTGCCTAACCTGATTGACAAATTCCTAGAGGGTTCGGGAACTGCCGGAACTGTTAAAAATGCAGGATTGCCGAACATTACAGGCAATACAGGCGATAACGGCCTGACAACGGATGCGGCTGGTTATGGCGCTATCAGTGTCAGCGCTGGAAATCTATATTTTATTGGTGGTGAATACAAACAAAAAGGAATGACTTTTGACGCTTCTCGATCTTCTTCTATTTATGGCAATTCCTCTACAGTCCAACCCCCTGCATTGACGGCTTTGCCCTGCATCCGCTATGAGTAAAAGGTGATTCAAATGCTTAAAACTGTTTATTTGTTTGATTCGGACGGCTATTTTAATGGCACTTCAGTAGCCCAAACCGATCCGAAAAGCGGTGATCTGTTAATGCCTGAAAATGCCGTGGAAACCGAACCTAATATTCAGGAAGGGTATTTTTCAAAATGGAATGGCGGCAAATGGGAAAATATCGCTTACCCTGTAACCGCCGAAGATTGCGAGAAAATCGGCAAGGTTAGCCATTCCTCGCAAACTCTGCGCGATAGGCAATTGCGCGAGATTTTCCAAGCCTTAACCCAAGGCTCTGAAACTCACGAAATCAAGCGCGGCGAGGATTTATCTTGGAGCGTGGTTAAAAAGCCTGAAAAGAGCGCAGAGGAAAAGGCCAAAGAGGAAAAGGAACAGCGTATTGCCAAATTAAAGCGCCTTTTGGCTTCTACGGATTATGCAGTAATCAAAATCGCAGAGGGTGAAGCAACCAAAGAGGAATACGCTGAAACGCTTGCTAATCGCAAGGCGTGGCGTACTGAGATTAACAATCTTGAATCAGAGTAATCATGGGCGAATGCGCGTTTATTGGGAAACTTATAGAAGTCGGCGCTTTTATCGGATGCGTTATCTGCGCATTCTTTGGAGCGTTTAGCCTTGCGTCTGAGTTGGGCGATTCAGTTTATTTTCAGGCGTTTTCGGGCGCTATTGTTTCCTTTTTGGTAATCGTTAAATGGGATTGGAGTAAATAAATATGTTGGCGGTCATTAAATGGATCGCCCTCTTGCCTGTATTTTTCCTGAGTAGTGCGGCGGCGTGGTTGGTCAGTCCAATCGCGCCTTTTTTCGCTCACGATTACAGCTTGAGGGACACGTGGCTTTGGTGGTCTACGACCCCAAACACGAACTTATTAGGGGATCCCGATCATCGCAAAAGATGGGAAGGGCGCTCGGTTTATTTACAGCAAGTCACTTGGATTCTGAGAAACCCCGCCGTTAATTTCCAAAGAGATTACCTCGGCTATGAATTCACGCCTGATGACGATTATTTTCAGCATCACAAACCGCTTTCTAATGGCGGCATCTGGAAGCGTGAGACTATCTTCAGAGATGATCGTCTGCGCTGTTGGATGATCTTTTTCTTGTTTGTCTATCCATTCAAGAAAGATAAAGGCTTCAGATTCTTGATTGGGTGGAAGACTTGGGATTTTGGAGCAAAGAATCCGCTCCAAATGACTTGCAGAATCACGCCGTGGAAAAGCGTTTAGGGGGATTCAATGAGTTTCTTTTCTTGGGTCTTCCCAGACGCTTTTGACAAGGCTTGTCTCTTTGTCGGCGCTCTGCTTGGGGCGCTCTTTCAATTTGCTTTCGGAGAGATGACAAACGGCTTGCTGTGGCTTGTCTGCTTCTCCATCGGTGATTGGATGACGGGAACCTTCGCGGCAATCAGGACGGGAGAACTGAACTCCGATGCGGGTCGAACAGGGATCATGCGCAAGGTGGTCATGTTCGCTTTCGTCTCGCTTGCTCACGGCTTGGACATATCGCTTGCTGATTTGGGTTTCACTTCTTTCAGCTTCATGAGCCTGACGATCACGGCCTTGATGGTGAATGAAGCCGTCTCCATTGTTGAGAACTTCGACCGTGCAGGGCTTGCGGGCTTTGTCCCTGTCGTGATTCGTCAGAGCTTGAAGACGATCAGAGAAGCCGCCGAGCAGAAAATTATCAACATGGACAAGAAAAATGATCATCGCAGAGACTAAAAAATTCGGGGAGTGGGATCCGTCTTTAGCCGCTCCCTTTGTCGGACAATTTGAAGGGTGCAGACTGACAGCTTATCGCTGTCCCGCAGGAGTCTGGACGATCGGCTACGGGCATACAGGAAAGGGAGTGCGGGAAGGTCTTGAGATCACCCAGATGGAAGCTGATGCGCTTCTGGTCGAGGATCTTGCAAAGCATCAGAGAGCGATTGCTGATCTGGTAAAGGTTCCCGTCTCGGAGAATCAATTCATCGCCGTTCTAAGTCTTGCATTTAACATCGGCGCGACTGCTTTCCGCAGGTCTTCAGTCCTGAAGAATCTCAATAACGGCGCTCCGCTCCAAGCGGCAGAGTCCTTCTTGCTCTGGAACACAGTCGGCGGCAAACCGAACAGGGGACTGACAAGGCGCAGAAACGCCGAGAGACGCTTATTTTTGAAGGGGTAAGGGGTGAACATCTCTCTACTGCTTAGAGCGCTTCCCTGCGTGATTTGCGCTGTCCTAGGCGCAATGTTCACAAGGCTCTGGTACGTTCACCAGATCGACAGCATGAACCTGGCTCATGCCGCACAGATCGAGCAAGCCAGAGCTGACAATCTGAAAGGTTTAGAAGATGCAACAAATTCGATCCTTCTTGCCGATACTCGTTATCGTGAGTTGCTTGCTGATCGTTCCGTGTTGCTTGAGCGGTTGCGCCGCAACGCCGGGAGCGGTAGTTCGGACGGAGATTCCATCGGCGCTTGCAGAGCCAGAAACGCCGATCTGGGAGCGATGGTACAGCACCTATCTGGATTGGTTGAAACGTGCAACGCAGGATGGCACGGATGCGCAAAGCGAGGGGATGCGTTGCGATTGATCGTAACCCCGAAATGAGCGATTCGGGAAAACAAAACATTTAGATGTAACTGGAATTTCACCGCGGAACAAAAAACTGTTTATCTAGGGGTGAAACGGAACATTTTGTTCCGTTTTTAGCATTGATGAGCCAAAAAAAACGCAATTAACAAAAAACCCGGGGACAATCTGTCCCCACGTAAACCGTACGATTTTTTCGTACGTTTCATTTTTGATACAATGCCTTCCGTGGAACGGAGACTGCCTTGCCGAGGCTGTTTCACAAAGCCCTATGCTATTGCAGTAGCTTGGGGCATCTCTTTTTTTTGAGGTTATCAAGTAGCTTGACAAGGCTTACAGTAGCTTGGAAAGAACTGTAAACGTACTCTTCAGTTATCAAATAATCTTTGACAACTGCCCAAAAAGACAAGCGAAAACAACGCTCCGATTTGATAAAATCGGTTCTGGTCTTTGTGTTGTTTGCCACAACAGAGAACGCCCCGACTTTTCATGGTCGGGGCGTGTCTTTTTGTGTGTCTGCGATTGTCACAGATCATCGGGTTCAAAGTAGCGATTGCTTAGCTCATTGCGCCAATACTCAACAGATAATCCCGTTCGCTCTGCCATCAAATCAAGAATGTACGCATTGCCAAATTGCTCGATCATAAAAGCAATCAAAACAGGATCACGATTGCTCAGGATCAGCCCCGATTGCAACACATGAAAATCATCAAGATCAACATTCTCGTAGGGCTTGCTGACTCTTCTGAGCAATTCCGCTCTTAGATGCGGAGAAAGTTTCTCAACCCATTTGCTCATCTGTTCGCTCCCATGTTCCATAAAGTGTTTTGCTTGCAACCGATTCAAAAAATGGCTTGCTAGGATCGTGGATTTCAACGAGTTCCGCGAACGTGCTTTCCTTCAGCAGTTTCCCTGCGATTAGTTTCGCTTGGCGAAGATCAACTGCGTCAATATGCTTAATCTCCGCGTTGAAAGCGTCCCTTCTTTTGTCGAAGCCGTGCAAGAAAATCTCAAACTCTCTCATGCTGTTTGCTCCTACCAGTTCTCAGCCATCTGTGCGGCTTTTCTCAGTCGCTGAAGAGCTTCGCAGATAATGCTCACTTCTTTGGTGATCTCATCTCCGACAGGATCCTTCTCGGCAGAGCTGATGATGCTTGCGAGCGATGCAATCTCACGCATCTCTTCCAACTGAATTTTTTGAGCGATTTTGTCGATTCGTTCAGCCGGGCTGATCCGCGCAAGGTCAATCGCTTCAGCAAGCCATTTCGATCCGCCAAGTTCCTTGAAGGTTTCGGCGTTCTCTTCGGTCATCGAAACACACACTCTCATGATTCGCTCCTCATCGCTTCAAAAATCTCCTGAGCTTGGGCGCGACTGATGGACTTGAGTCCGAGGTCGCTCTTGTAGAAGTCCACTCGAACCCGACCCGTCAGGCAGGTGTAACCGCCCTCGCCGTCACGGCTGATGCGCTTTGCGATCTGTCCGTAGCCGGGCAGTTCTGAACTTTCCCAAAAAAAGGCACTCTGACCAAATTCCTTCTTGGTGACTGCGCTGATAAGGTCAATCAGGCTGTCGTATCTAGCGGCGTGAGCCTTGTCGTACATTCCCGACCATTCGCGATGTTCACCGCTGCATTCGGTAATCTTGATGATGAGTCTCGTCATTTTTTGCTCCTGTTGGGCTTGCGCCCTAGTTGTTCTGAGGGGAATTATATAAAAATCGAAAGAATTATGCAACAACGGAACCGGACAATTCCTTCGCCCATCGTTCAAGAACCGCTCTTCTTGGTTCAAGAAAATCATCTCTCAGATACGCCTGTTCGGTCGCTGTCCCGACATCATGACTCAGACAGCGCTCTGCTGTGTCCCGATCAATGCCTGACCTTGCACACCAATCCCGAAAGGTCGAGCGCACTCCGTGAATCGTTGTCTTACGTTTCAAGATGCCGTTAATCTTGAGCCGAGCAGAGTCAAGGCTGATCATGCCGTGCCAACCCGGGAAAAGATACCCGTCCGGGCTTGCCATCGTCAGCGCTTCGATTGCTAAACAGGACAAAGGGACGCGCCTATCGCCCCGACTCACTTTCTGAGCGATGGACGGCACAATCCAGAGGTTAGGCGATACCTGGCTCGATGTCGCTTGTCTTGCTTCTGAAACTCGGCAGACAGTAGCGAGAACGAACAGAATCAGTCCAGAGACGGGCGAGGGATGCGCCCTGCAATATGCGACAACCTGACGCAGTTCTTCGATGCTCGGAGCATCATGGTGCTGTCTCTGGATGATCTTAGTAATCGGCGGGAGAAAGAATTGCAGATTGCTTCGCCATTGGGCTGGGTTGTCGCTTCTGTAGTTCTTGACGATGCACCAATCAAAGATGGCGCTGAGCCGTTGCTGTAATCGTCTCGCGCTCTCTGGCTTTGTGTTCCAGATGGGTCTAAGGACTTCTAAGACATCTTCCCGCGTGATCTGGTCGGCTCGGATCTTTCCCAGAATCGGGAGCGCGTCATTCTCAAGACAGGCTTTCCATTGAGCCGATGATCGGATGTTCTTCCATCTCTTCACTCGCTCGATGTCAACCAGAGCCGACTGACAGCACTCTCTGAAATCGGGAACAGATTTCGGCTGCTCGGATGAGTCCCCTGCCGATTCGATCACGCTCCCGACTTTTGCTTTGGCCTGCTTCAAGGTCATGCTTGACACGCTCCCGATTGAGCGCTCCCGAGCCTTGCCCTCGATCATGAACCTGACAACGTATTGCTTCGCACCATTGGAACGAGTCACGACATAGAGATTCGGCGCGACTCGCTTCTTTGATCTCTCGCCCACAATTTGCCCCCAAAATTTCAGATGTTCAGAAAGTCAGCCCACAAAGACCGCCCACAAAATCGGAGCGATTCTTGATGACTTCGGACAGATTCTAACGGACTCAAATAAGATGCAGACAGACGGGAATAGACAGTAGAAAGCCCGAGAACATTGAGCGCATGAAGAAAAGCCCTGAAACTGCTAGGCTTCAGGGCTTTGATGTTCTGGCGGAAGGGGAGACCGCAAAGAGCGCTTGATAAAACTGTCTTTTTTGAGTCAGCCCACAAAATAAGACACAAAAAGCACCCTCATTTTCCGAAGTCTCTCCCGATTTCAACCTTGAAAGAACCGCAAGACAGGTCAATGGTCTTGATCAATCTCCCGTCCTCTTCCATGTAAGGCGCTTCGTTCATCTCAGAGGCCAGACGATCTGTCAGGCATTCATAGCGCTCGGCATCTTCTTTGCATTCTGCGAGAACCTTTCCCGCAAAGTCGAGGGCATACAGAACGATGGTCAAGGTGTCCTCATCAATCAGCAGACGCTTGCTCATGATTCCTCCTTTGGCATATAAGCCCATGCGCTCAAATAGTCCTTATTTATTCTGATAAAGGTCAGTTCATCGTCTGCGTTCCAATAGATCGAATCGTCATAGATCTCGTCACCCCCTTTCTTCAAGACTAAGACGCTCGTCCCGTCCTCTGCCTTGGGTTCTTCGTCCATGCTGTGCCATTCGATCACGCTCTGATGCTTGTCCTTGCTGAGTGCAGTCAAGACCTTGAGTCGAATATCGGTCAGCTTGTCGAGCATCTTCTTTGCGTCTGCCATGCAGGGACGCTCATCCAGATCGCATCCATAGAGGTCATACATCTCGGAGACATGATCACCGATGGAGTCTGCAAGCGTCTCGGCTTCGTCCTCGGTCAGTTCGATCAGAATCTTTTTACTCATTTGTTATCCTTCCAAACCCTGTAAATCATGTAAATCATTAAACCAATGCATAAATAAATAGCTATTAAATGCGTGGCAACAAAAAAGATTTCAAATACGCTCATTTTCCTGTTCCTCCATCTTATGGTGCGTCTCCGAATGGCAAAACAGCAATTCTTCTAAGTTATTCGCGTCCCCGGTTTTCATTTTGAGCCAGACGGACGATCCATCCCCGAGCACTTCCACAAGGCGCTCCGGCTCATCGAGGTCGGCATAGAAAATGACCGTCGGCGCATTGTCCGTCGAGTATTGCACGGCCTTATTCGGAGTTTCTATGCGAGCGAAATCCACACCGTCAAGGATGGCAAGCGATACCACCTTTTTGACGAAATCGGTCAATTCCTGTTTGTAGTCTGTCATTTTTCTACTCCGGCAGATATGCCCAAGCGTCAAATTTCTCCTATTTAGTAACTTGTTTGATCGCCCATTCAAGAACTTTTTTGTGCTTCTCTCCGGGCATCAGCTTTTGCTCCAGATACCAATCCGCATAATACGTTGAAGTAACATCATCGAAGCTCTTGATCGCTCCCTCGATCCATCTGATCGTCTCCTGCGCTTCTGGAGGCATTCCTGATGCTCTGTATTTGTTCTGAGCCTGCTGAATCGCTTTATTGAATACCTCGATCAGCCGATCCTTGGAAACGTAGCCATTCACCGCTTCAGCGTCCTCTCGGCTTTCTGGATGGCGATCTGTTCCGCTTTCTTGACGCTTGCTCCGTTCCAGAAGACTTTGCGTCCGACCTTGATGCTCTGAGGTAACTCACCCCGCCGCACCATTGCATAGATCGTTGCGCGACAGACTCCGAAGTGGTCTGTCATCTGGTCAATTGTCATGCGTTCTTTAATGCTCATAGATAAAACCTCATCGGTAATTTTCTTGCCCTCAAATTGACAGCCTGCCTTCGAATCTCGTCCGGCTCGATGGTCATCAGCCCCGGCTCAGGCTTGCAGGTCATGTAAAGCACCGCTTTGTAGACATCAAGCACCCACGCAGGCTCCAGTTCCCACTCGCTTTCGATCACATCCAGAATCAGCTCAAACGCCTCTTTGATGTCGGCAATCTCTTTCAGCGTTGCGACAAAATCGCCCTTTTCCATTCCTCGGAAGTAGAAGGAATGGAACGATCCGACGCGAGCGGTCAGATACTCAAGCGCATATTTTTTTGAAGCCTGGTCGATTCGATTGCCGACTCCGATCAGAGCGTTGGCAAGATGGAGAACATCTCGCATCATCGCCAAATCACCGCGATTGCACTTGCCCGTCTGGATCTTCTCCTCCACGACAAGGCAGACATTGGTCAGCGTGTGATGGAATCCTTGCTTGTGAGCCTCGGGGATGAACAGTGCATAGTCGCCGTTCATCCTCTGACGGTGCGGATGCCTTGGCTTTTTACTCTTCGGCATCCTGTCCTCACTTGATCACGAGCTTCTGGGTGCGGGTCAGCTTCGCCCCAGGCACATCCTTGCCAGACTTCAAAGCGCTCTTGATCGCCGTTTTATCGATGCTGTCAACAGTCTTCGTTTTGATGAAATCGGCAGGGATCTGCGCCTCATCGAAGATGTCAACGCTCTCAGGATTCTGGCGCACTTGCAGAGCGACATCTGGAGCCTCGATCAGCTTGCTGTCGAGCGCCTGCATCCCTTTAATCGTCTGCTCCTCAAGCCAAGCCTGACGGCGCTCTTCAGCCTTGATTCGGACGGCGATGTTCTTCGCGGCTTGCTTCATTCCTTCCAACTGAACGCGCCGCATGGCAAGGTATCTGCCCGTGCTGACAATCTTGGCTTCGGCGCTCAACTGCACGGCTTGCAGTTCTTCAGCCCCGACGATCTCGCCCGTCTCCTCATCCACTCGCACGTTGTCGAGCGCATCCATCAGGGCATCGGAAATTTCATAAATTTTCAGTTCGGACATTGTGTTTACTCCTATCTGCGATTCTTCATGTAGTCCTTGGCGGCTTGCTCAATGGTGTTGATCTGCTTCACTAATAGCTTGGCATTCATAATGATGAATTCGCGCCGCTCATCGGAGAAGTACGGGCATTTAGCCGCCCTCTCAATAACCTCGGATGCGAACTTTCTCATGTCAGCTAAGACACACGGAAATTCGGTCTTGACGATGATTTTGCTGTCATCAAACTGTTTGCCGTAGTGCGCTTGCTCATATCCGTAAAGGCTCTCAAGGTCTTCTTTGTTATTGTCACGGAGCGCAAAGTAAAGCGGGACGATGAATCGCTCTCTGGCGACCTCTCGCTCGGTCAAGCGCAAGACCCACATCTCACAGCCGTAGCGGAGACTGTGATAAGACCCTTCAAAAGAGAGAGAAAACATTGTTCTTGCTCCTAGTTCTAAAGTCTGTAAGCGTCAATCAAGCGATTGATGAAAGCGTCAGGGCTACCGCCTGCCATCTCGATAGACCTCAGATATTTGCGGTTCGGCTCGCTGATCTGGATGAGCATGGAGTCAGCGCTCTGCGGCATCTGGACAGGCTCAACGGAGTCAAGAAGAAGCGGCTCCTGATGAGCGTTGTCAGTCTGGGAAGTCTTGCGGCGGCGTTCTTTCTTGATAATGCGTCTTGCCGTCTCAATAGAGTCCTCGGCGCTATAGAGATACGCTCCATGAATCGCTCCGATCTTCTGGGCTTTGAGTTCTGTAACCATCACCTTTCGGACTGTCTCAGTCCCGTAGTTAAGCTCCTTCGCAATCTCGGGGACTGTCTTGGCTCCTGCGGGACGGGTTTCATCTGTGAATGTCTGCGTCATGTTGTTTTCTCGGTTCGTTGTCTGTCTCTGGGAGCGGTCAGCCCCCAGAGCGCTCTTAGTTGTTAGAAGGGAATTGCGTCATCAATGACCTGTTCGGGAGTCAGCGGAGCAGTCTGCACAGAAGCCTGATGCGGGGCAGACTCAAAGCTGTCGCTCTTGATCGGGGCGTGTTCGTCCTGTAACTTGGTCAGCAGATAGTCAATGCGCTTTGCGGGCTTGCCGTCCTTCTTCTCGCTGAAGGTCTGACGGGTCTTCGGATCGAAGAACGCCTTGCAGACCATCTGATAGCGCGGATAGCCCTTGTCATTCAGCTTCGCGTAGCCGTCTGCGTCCTTCTCTTCTTGGTACTGAAGAAGAACGCCGATGGTCTTCTTTTCAACAGCGGGAATGCGGTAGCCGTCAGAAGAAGATCCGTTGAGCTGGTAGACCTTTGCGGGCTTCGGTTCGCAGGTCTGAAGATTCAGAAGTCCCATCAAGCTCTGGAAGATGGCGAGACCGAAAGCGTCCGATCCGTCGCTCTTGGCGGTCACGAGTCGCGTGATCACCTTCGTGCCGTCCTGAGAGCCGAGGACAAAAGTCAGCCACTCGGCTTTGGACTCAGAGCGGGGACTGGTTTCGGCTGCGCATTGCCTGATTTCCAGAATGTATGCGCCCGTGGTTCGGATGCCGGAGGACGAAGAGTCAGCCTTTTCGGCAGTTTCGGTGTTGAAGGAGTAAGTACGCATGATTTCAATCCTTTGTAAATGCGTTGGTTGGTTTTGGATCTGTGTCGGGGCGGCTGTCCCGCCCCTGTTGGTTGGTTCTCTATGCTCCCGTTGCAGGGCTGTCGGGGTTAGGTTCGGCATCTGGATCAATGCCTTCAAATGCGCAGAGCGCCTTGTCAACAGCGTCCAGATCGTTCTCAATCAGGTAATCGTCAAACAGCCCGATGGGCGACTTGACCGTGTCTTGTCCGTTGTTCTTCGTCGTGAAGTGGTAGCCGTTCTGATCGACCTGAGTGCGAAGGACTGTCGTGAAAAGACCTTCAAGGACGATTTTTTCGTCTAACAGCTTGCCCATCGTCTTGATGCGAATCGTTCCGTCTTCGCCCATCTGAGTGTGAGCTAGGATGTAGACCCGCTTAGTCGGTGCAAGCGTCGAAGCGTGGAGGCAGATGGAATGTCCTGCCTTGGCGATCTGTGAGAACTTATCGAAGCCCTTCTCATTGACTTTCGCCATAAACATATTGGAGAGGATGTACTGAAAATCATCGATGATGATGATCTCAGCCTGAGTCCGTTCCATTGCGCTGATGATCTTCTCACTGTTGTCGGTCACATAAATATGACCTTTCCAATCCACAGAGCGGAAGGGCAACGGCTTAGAGACAGGCTGAATCAGCAAGCACTTCTGGGGGTCGAGATTGCGGAGACTAGCGGTCTTACCCGTTCCAGATTCTCCGAGGATCAAAGTTGCAATGCTCATGGTTTGCTCCTGTGTGGTGGGGGCTGATGCCCCCGGTGGTTCAAGGTTCAGAAAGGGGTCTTGCGATACAGCAGAGTCATCACCAAATTGCGGTAGTAGTTGCTGACTCGCATTTCGATTCGAAGCTGTTCAAGCAGGTAATTGATGTACGGGGTAACTTTCATTTGTTTGCTCCTAAGTGATTACCAACCTCTGGGAGACCAGTCCCAGGTTCCGCGAGGTTCGGGTTCGTCAAAGCAATCGGGCATCGAGCGGCGGTAATCGTCCTCGAAGTCCGTGCGATTGTCTTCGTAGAACCCGCTCTCAGTGAGCCGCCAAGGTTCGGCGATGAGCTGTTCTTCGGTGATGCCAAGCGCGGCGAGAATCTCCGGCGTGGCGTAGTCCCCGATGTTGCTCTCAACCCATTCGTCAACTTCGTAATCCTCAAATTCAGGCACGTAGTCGGGGTCTCGGGGATCAAGGCTGTTGCGGTACTTGAACTCGGCATAAGTCAGGGCGTGTGCGCTCATGGCTATCTCCTAGAGGGCGGTGCGGATCACTTGTCCGATGAAGTAAAAGATGCAAAGGGTGATGGCGATCATCTCGGCCTTGTCCCTTGCCCTGTTCTCGTACTGCAGAAGCCATTCGAAAAACTGACTGATCTTTGCCATGGCGGTTCTCCTAGAAGGTTTCGGTGGTGCGGCTGTTGAGGAATGCCCGAAGCATGTGGAAGGTTTTTTCGTCCACATCGAAGGTCACGGCGCGGTTGGCGAAACGGGTAGCACCTTCGATCGGTTCTTCGTGGGCGATCCACTCGACGGCGTAACGCTTGGGTTCGCCTTCTTCGCGGTAGTACTCTGTGAGTTCGATGACGGCGTGAATCTCGCCCTCGCAATCCTCAAAGAACCGAGAGCAGTAGAACTTGGTATCGAGGAAAAGGCTCTTGCACCACTTTCTAGTGTCGGCATCGTCTGCGATTGCTTGAATGAGGTTTTCGATGATGCGTTTCATGTTGTGCTCCGTTGCTAATCGTTGTTCAAGTTTCGCAACCCGGTTAAAGATTGCTAACAATACGCAGTATAAACACAACTCAGAACGATGTTAAAGTTTCATGACATCAACGACACAAAAGTTTAACCTAGATCAAATTTGTTTAGACACGAGTAGACAGAAGCAGACAACAAAAAAGCCCTGCATCGGGCTAGATGCAAGGCTTTTTCTGAACTGTGAGAATTAGTGTCTAGATGCTGTTTCCGTTGAAGACATAGACCACGCGACCGATGACGGCGCTCTGGGGAAGATCAGCACGATCAATCGTTCTTGGCTGATATTGAGGATTGTCTGATAGAAGAGTCAGAGTACCGTCAAGATTGCGCTGTATGCGCTTGATATAGAGGTCAGAGCCGATCCTAAAGCAGAAGACTCCATCGCCCCGAAGCGTGTTCTGGTTGCAGTCTACGATGACCATTGAACGGCTCTCAATGGTCGGAGCCATCGAGTCGCCTGAACTGCTGACAATCTGCAAGTGACCGATGGAAGTCACGCCCGGAAGGGATCTGGCAAACCACGCAGCCATATCAACTGCGCCCGTCACGAGTTCGATGCTGTTCTCCTGCGTCTTGTCTCCGCATGAGCCGTAGACATCCAGAACAGGGATTCTGATGAAGCCGTCAGGAACAGGAATGTCGGAGACAACCTTTACGACAGCCTGCCCCTGTTCGTTGGTTTCCTCACCGATCAGCGCTCCTGCCGAGACTTGCAGAGCCGCCGCCACCTTCGGCAGGACGGAAGAACTCATGCGTCCTGTCTTCTGCCACACGCCGACAGTCTGCCGCGCCACGCCCAGGGCTTTCGCCAATTCAGCCTGACTGATGCCCTTTTCTTTCATGATTTTGGTGATTGCCGTTGTCATCGTTGTTACTCCGTTGTGTGCTGTTGTCAATGATGTTAAAAAATCCTAACTCTTTTGCAAATGTTATGTTATACTTGCTTGGTCGTAATTTTCTAACATCTTTTTAAGGACACGCCAATGAATGCTGACTTCAATCCTGTCGCGGTTGCAGTTCAGGCTTGCGGCGGCACTCAGAGCGCTCTGGCAAAGCGTCTCGGGGTTACCCGTCCATTGATCAGTCAGTGGAACAAACGCAAGGAATTCCCAACGAACCGACTGCCGACCATTGCAGTTAAGACGGGACTGCCAATCGTGGCTCTCTTGTCTGATAACCAAAAATGGATCATGAAGGGGGTGCAGTCATGAACGACAACCCGAAGCTGATCTTCTTCCCGTTCTATGTGAAGGATTGGGAAGCCGCCACCGCTCGGATGCGCCCTCTTGAGCGGTTCTTCTACTTCTCGATGCTGATCGAGCAGTATCGAGGATGCAAGCCTGTCCCAGAGTCTTTTTGTCAAAGACTTACTGACGAAGTACGGGCGTACTACGGCGGTACTACGGATCGGATACAAGAATCCTTCGACTTTGTGAAAGAAAACTACTTCCAGAAGGTTAAAGACGGATATTCCAACGAACGCGCGGAAATCGAAATAGCGAAATGCTATGAAAAGTCGAATCAGGCTCGTAAAAATGTTATGAAACGCTACGCCCGTTCTACCGATGAGGTACAGGCGAACTACGGCGGTAGAACGGACGAACAACGGACGAACAACGGGCGTTCTACTAATCAGATTAAAGATACAGAGAATAAATATATAGAAGGCGCAAGCGCCTTTCCTTCTCCTGTCGCTGACGCTCCAGAGCAGAAAAAAACCAGACGATCTGCTGATGTGCAGATGCCTGAAGGCGTAGATCCTCAGCACTGGGCGGATTGGAAAAAAGCTCGAAAGGCTCCTCTGACTCAAACTGCCTGGAAGCGGTTTACAAACGAAGTCGAAAAAGCAGGGATCACCATTCCTGAAGCGGTTCGAATCTGTGCAGAGCGTGGGTGGCGGGGTTTTGAAGCAGACTGGCTGAGGAACGAAAAGCCTTCATCTTCTGTACCGCAAAAAAAGATCTGGAAGACCCCCGAAGAGGAAGCCAAGGCGATTGCCGGAGCTAAAGCCTATTGGGAGCGCCGTGAGCGTGAAGAAGCTCAGAAGGCTGAGGGCGAAAAAGAAGCCGAGAAGCAAATCTCGATTGCTCTCGGCTCTTCAGGACTTGTCAAAGTCATCAGGGGGAAACGTTGATGTCCCTGATGAACCTTAATTATACGCCCGAGACCTTTGTGTGCGTCCATTTTGAATTCTCGGATGTGGATCGGGACTACTCCTGCATCATGGCAGGGTCGCTCTGGATCACTGTCTTGCGGTCTGACCCTGTCCGTAAGGACGGCTTGGATCTCTTCTCCGCAAAGGACGTTTTCATCGGGTACGCAAACCCGAGCCAATACCGCAGAGCAAAACGACTCTTTGATCATCTCGCAAGCCTTGATCGTCCCCCTCGCATCATCCAGATGAACGGGACGCAGGGCTTTGTTTACCACGATTTTTTGAACAACAAACACTTTGAACTAGGAGCATAAATGTCTGAAGATTTTTACATCGAAGCCTATCGGAAACTGAAAAAGGCTTGGCGTTTTCATCGCGTCGATGACTACCTTGATGATGTCGAACTCATCCAGATGGGTGGCATCAAGGGAACGCCTCTCATCTTCAATCCCGCAGTTGAATTCCGTCCAGGTGAGGTGACTGTCTGGGGCGGTATCAACGGACACGGCAAGAGCCTTCTGACGGGACAGATTGCCCTACAGATGGCTCGGGCAGGAAACCGCATCGCAATCATCTCTCTTGAGATGACTCCTGGACGCACTCTCTATCGGATGTGGCGGCAATTCCTTGGACACAAGCCGACCCCCGAAGACTCTGCTGAAGAGTTCCTGTCGAAGCTGAAGGATCGAATGATCGTCTTGAATTATCTCGGAGCGATTGATGTCGAGGTCATCCTTGGCGCTGTGACTGTTGCAGGAACTCCGATGTCGCAGGACGGATGGGAGTGCAAGCACATCTTTATCGATAACTTGATGCGATGCGTTTCCGGTGACGGCGGCGAGCGCACCATGAACGACCAGAAAAACTTCGTGCAGGCGCTGACGGAAATCGCTCAGGCTCTTCGGATTCACATTCACCTTGTCCACCATGTCCGAAAGGGTGCGACCGAAGAAGAGCGCATCGGAAAGTTCTCTTTCAAAGGCTCTGGGGCAATTGTTGACCAAGTGGACAACGCGATCACGATCCAGAGAAACCGAGCCAAGGAGAAGAAGGCGCAGGAGAACTCCCTCGGCTATCAGGAAGACGCATCCGAGTCTGATTCATGGCTCACAGTCTGCAAGCAGCGAAACGGCGATTGGGAGGGCGAAGTTGATCTCTGGTTCGATCCGTCCTCTGCGGCATTCTCTGCCAATCCCGACCGAAAGATTCGTTGGTTTCTGAACGAAAAATAAGGAGCAAACAATGATTTTTTCAACATTGACCCGCGATCAGAAAGCCGAACTCAAAGACGGCTTGCGCCAGATCGCAGAGCACTACGGCATCGAGCATCAGCAAGCCAAGCTCATCGAGGAGTGCGGCGAGTACATCACGGCGGTCATGAAGACCAATGAAGCCGGACTTCTCAATCGTTCTGTGATCGAAATCGAAGATCGCCTCGATGATCAGTTGTCCGAGTTTGCGGATATCGGCGTTGTCTGGCTCCAGTTGTTCTACCTCATGCACCCTGATCGCAGGCAGGCAGTCCTTGGCGAAATGCTTTTCAAGATACGCCGCCAGATCACTCGAATCGAGCAGGAGGAGCAGTCATGACTCTGACAGCGCTTTACATCATTCTGACGGCTCCAGAGCGTTCCTTCACGCCCGAGGCTCTCTTTGAAGAGGTCGCCAAGCAAAAGAATTGCAACCCAGAAGACGAGGATCAGATCGTATCGCTGCTTAGTCGTCTCCTTGAGGATCTTGTCTCGGAGCACATGGCAGAGCGTGTGGAAACTGACGGAGAGGACAGAGCCTATCGGGCGATCCGTCCCTTTGACAGAGCCGCTTATCTCGACAAGGAGGTCTGACATGTGGACATCTGAATCGAGAGGCGGCGGCGGATCTGCGGCAGTTGTCTGGGCGCTTGCCGCAAATCCTTGGCTAAGTGTCTTTGATCTTATCGAATGCCTCGGCATGAGCCGCAACGCGATTGACAGCGCAATCCGTACCTGCATCAAGCGCGATCTGATCCTGTACGACCTTCAGCCCAGAGATTTAGGGCGAGGCGGTCGGCGTTTGGTCAAGTGCTACGCACTGACGAACTGCCGATTTACGGCGGATGTTCGCCGATACTGCGGAAAGCTCACGCACGAGGCGATTCTGGAGCTTTTGGCAGAACAGCCGGACATGAGCGCGGTCGAGATTGCACAGGAACTCGGAATCAGTCGTCGGTGTGTTCTGTCAAGCCTGGGGCGGCTTGTCAAGTCCGGGCGGGTCAGCTACGAGATCGATGAAAGGGCAATTCGCTGTCACGGCAAGCGGCAATGCGTGGTGATGTCAAAGGTTCGGATTTTTTCATTGGCGAGGCAGAAGAGATGAGGAATTTGTTTTCGGATGTTTTTCGATGCTTGCATCCGGGGTACGGGCGCACTGCTCGGGAAATCGCAAGCATGAGCGGTCACAGCCGTTTGGTGGTGGCAATTGTCTTGTGGATTCTTATCAAGCTCGGCAAGGCGGAACAGGGGTCTGATCTGACTATTCAAAAAACAGGGAGCGCATTTATCTATCGGGACATCGAGGTTTTTCGGAGGATTGAAAAGTGAAATCGAAACAGCGTGAATGGATCGACATCGATGTGCGCAACGTGGACACACTGCCTCCTCCGTTCGAACCTCTTGAGGTCGAAGCGATGCCGGGAGTGCTGTTTCAGCGATGCCCGCAATACGTTCTGTGCTCTGGCGTTCGGACGGGAGTCCAGACGATGGATCTGCACTTTGCTCACAGTTACAAGAAGACGGTTGGCTTCCTTGCGGTCAGGCGTTGGAGGATTCGGTCATGATCGATCTGAGCGACATCCTGCAACACAACGAAAAATGCGTGGCTTTGTTCGAGAGTGCCGTAAAACCGCAAGGCAAGGCTCGTCCCAGACTGAGCCTTTCCGGGCATGCGTATACGCCGAGGAACACTGTTCTCGCTGAAAATCGGATATCGCTCGACTGCCGCAGAGCCATGCGGTTCGATGCGAAGCCTACTGAGTGTCCTGTCCGGGTCGTGATCAAGGCGCAGTTTCAGATTCCAAGATCGCTGTCTCATGCGAAACAGACGGCGCTCGTCGGCTGTGCCGTGACAAAGAAACCCGATGCAGACAACATCGCCAAATTGGTCTTGGACGCCCTGAACGGTGTCGCATATCGGGACGATAAACAGGTCTACAGCGTCAGCATTTCTAAGGTCTATGCCAACTCGGACGCGGTCTCTGTCGCTGTCTTGGAGAAGATCGAATGACAGAAGTAGACACGAGAGAACTAAGAGCCTTTCGCCCTCGCATCTGGAATTGGGCGCGGGCTTTTCGTAATCGTCTGCACAGAGGGCAGTCCCCTCTGGCGGCTGTCATGCGAGAGTTGGCGATGAGAGCGGGAGCCAAAGCACCGAATCCCGTTCCCGATGATATGTACTGCAAAATTGACTACAAAGACGCAGACCTTCTGGATCAATGCGCTTTGAAGCTGTCTCGGGAGCGCTTGGATATTCTGCGAGTGGAGTATCTTGATACCCATTCGACTCTCGACTATGAAACAGACTCGGACTGTCGCAGGGCTATGCGCTCAAAGGCTCGGGCAATGGGGCTGAAGTCTTCGCGCTACTGGAAAGCCTTTTTGCTCGATGCAGAGACCGCGCTGATGCTGAGAGTCCATGCAGTTGAATGCACTCTAGACCCCCTTGACAAATCCGATTGAATCCGTATGATTCGCCTCGTGGAGTGGTTCCGCTTTTCGATTGGATGCCTGACGGCATCCGTCAATGCACCCAAAAGAAAGGCAAAACACTCTGCTCTATACATCCTCTAGTTTGCTCCTAGAGCTTGTTGTTCAAGGAAGACCCCCGATGGATCGTAGATCTGTCGGGGTTTTTCTTTTCGTGAGCTTCTTTCCGCTCTCGGGTGCTTTTCGGTTCGTTCCTGGGAGCGGAGCCTTTTACCTCGCCCTTTCTGCGAGTTGCAATCCCATGAAGAAACAAATTGATCTTCAGATCGTTTACCGCGATCCGAAAGAGCTTGTCCCTTACGTTAACAACGCCAGAACGCACTCAGATGAGCAAGTGCGCCAGATCGCCGCGTCAATCAAGGAATTTGGGTTCAATGATCCCGTTGAGCTTGACGGCGACAAGGGAATCATCTCGGGGCATGGCAGAGTGCAAGCCGCTCTCCTGCTCGGTCTGGATCGCATTCCGACCGTTGATCTTCATGGCCTGAGTGAAGCCCAGAAAAAAGCCTACATTCTGGCGGCAAACAAGATCGCCCTCAATGCAGATTGGGATCGTGATCTTCTAAAGCTCGATCTGGAATACCTAAAGACGATGGGGGGGGGCATAGTTGATTTGACGGGCTTCAACGAATCGGAACTCGATGACATCTTTGAAGTCGCAGAGGATGAAGAAAACCCGTATACCGACAAGATAGATGTCCCTCAGTATGAGATTAAGGGGACGAATCCGAAGCTGTCGCAATGTCTCGATACATCGAAAACAGATGAACTGATTAAGGACATCGAGACGGCAGACATTACAGCCGAAGAGCGTGACTTCTTGATCAAGGCGGCTCAACGCCATACCGCTTTCAACTATTCTGCGGTCGCTGAGTATTACGCCAACGCATCAAAAGAGATGCAACGATTAATGGAGCAATCCGCTCTGGTCATTATTGACTTTGATAACGCCATGCGAGAGGGCTTTGTCCGACTCTCCAAAGAACTGAAAGCACAGGCGGGGGTCGAAGATGCGTCATGACTCCTTTGCCGCTCTCATCCTGACACACGGACGGCCTGACAACGTAATCACGGAGCGCACTCTGAGGAGACAGGGCTATACGGGACGCATCGTCTTTGTCCTTGATGACGAAGACAAGACCGCAGACCTAAGGAGTGTGCAGATTTTTGTGTCTGGGACGGGGTTAGCGTAAGCGGGAGATGAAATCCCGCAACTCGGGGTTCGATTTTACCGGTTCAGCTTTGTCTGCTGGAGTTGTTCTCCTTCTCGATTAGCAAAAACGTCTCTTTTGAGGGCGATGTTTTGTGTGTTGATGCCGGGTGAAAGGATTTTGTTGATGTGCAGGGACGGAAAACCGCTGAAGGACGTAGTCCGAAGCGGTTTTCCGTCCCTGCACATCAGGCGCCGCGAGCGGCAGACCGCAGGCTGCCGCAATGGATAAATTTACGACGCCAGATAAGACGGTTATTCCATAGTTCCTGTAAAGCGTTCCCCAAACATGGCGGCAAACACTGGCATTGCCGCGCTCCAGGCTTGCGAGGGCAAAACCCATTGGCTCTGAATGTTTTTCAGAGTCAGG